AGGTGGAGCCTACATATCTATATAACTAAGTAGGGTGGCGAATGGCTGAGTTTACCCCGCTAGACGGTGCAGGGACCGGATCGAGCGCAGCGAGGAGGTCCCCGGCTGCCCGTGGGCGGGAGCCCGAGGTGAGTGAAACCACCGAGGTCTAGGGGCAATTCGGGCTAGGGCAGTCTAGCGGAACGGGCAAGAAACTTAAAACAATATTTGTTTTACAGATGAGCAAGCTCTGCTCTACAGACTTCTACAAAAAAACTCCTTTTAATCCTGAAACTCAAACACAAATATGGATGTCCCAGCTGGCTGATGGTCATGACAATTTCTGTCACTGCAACTCTCCTTTTGCTCACTTGCTTGCTAGTATTTTTCCTCCTGGTCATAAAGACAGGGATCTCACTATTAATCAAATACTTAAAAGAGACTACATTGAACAATGCCGTTCTACTGGAGAAGAAGGAGAAAATTCTGGTGGGGAAAAGCCAGACCAAGGTGGAGGTTTCAAAGGTATAGAAGAAAAACAACAAGAAGAAGAAGAAGAAGACCTGCCAGAAAAAGAGCTCATAGATATGCTGGCCGCCGCCGCCGAAGACGATACAAGGTAAGAAGAAAAAGACAAAAAATTCCTCTATTTCAATGGCAACCAGATAAAATTGTTAAATGTAAAATTAAAGGAGTGACTACCTTAGTACTAGGTGCAGAAGGAAAACAATTAGTATGCTACACAAATGTTAAGACTGCAAATACTCCTGCAAAAGCCCCAGGTGGGGGAGGATTTGGATGTGAACAATTCTCCTTAGACAGTTTGTATGCAGATTATAAGCTAAGAAAAAATGTATGGACTAAAAGTAACATACTACTAGACCTATGCAGATACTTATTTGTAAAAATATCCTTCTATAGACACCCAGAAACAGACTTTATTGTCACCTGGCACAGACAACCACCCTTTGACATAAGTAAAGAAATATATGCAGCTTGCCACCCACAAAACATGTTATTAGCAAAACACAAAATGCTAATTTTAAGCAAATTCACAAACCCTAAAGGTAAATTGAAAAAAACTAGAAAAGTAAAGCCACCTAAACAAATGTTAAATAAATGGTTCTTTCAGGAACACTTTTCACATGAACCACTACTAATGATACAGGCCACAGCAGCCAATTTAAACTATGTTAACCTAGGATGCTGTAACACAAATCAAATGTGTACATTTTTCTACATAAACCCAGGGTTTTATCAAATAGCTAACTGGGGAGCAACCACAACAACAGGCTATATACCATACAGCGGATATCCCACAGCAACTATATACACTTGGAACTACAAACAATGGCAAACAGGACAAGGTGGGCAACCATTTACAAAGCCACAAACTTATAATCAATCTGTGAACTACAACACAGGATTTTTCAGTAAACAAATGCTAGAAGCTGTACAATTAACAACAGACCAAACAGGCCAAAGACCACTAGGAATGAACCCTGTAAACATATGCAGATATAACCCTACTTTAGACAGTGGTAAAGGAAATGCCATATGGCTAGTTAGCTCTCATGCAAATACATACAGAGAACCCATAACAGACAAAACACTTATATTTGAAGGCCTTCCACTATACATGCTCTTATATGGATACCTATCCTATGTACAAAAAGTTAAAAATGTCAGGGACTTTCTTAACAACTACACACTTTGCATGAGATCACCAGCTCTATTTCCATACTCACAACCAGGTGCAGAAACACAAGTAATCATACCTGTTAATGAAAACTTTATACATGGCAAAGCAGCATATGATGAGACCCTTACAGAGTCAGTGAAAGGCTACTGGACACCAAATGTATACCAACAAATACAAACACTTAACACAATGGTAGAAAGTAGCCCATATGTACCAAAATACTCACAAACTAAAAACAGCACATGGGAACTTGACATGTTTTATACCTTTCATTTTAAGTGGGGGTGGACCAGAACAAACAGACCGCCAATCACTGATCCAGCCCTACAAGGAACCTATGAAGTACCCGATAGTCTCCAACAAGCAGTACAAATTAGGGACCCAGGGAAAATTAAAGCAACTAGCATCTTACACCCTTGGGACATCAGAAAAGGATACTTTACAACACCAGCTCTTAAAAGAATGTCAGACAACCTCTCAATTGATACAACTTTCCAACCAGATTCAGAGATCATTCCTACCAAAAGAAGAAAGACAGGCCCGGAGCTCTCGACACCATGGGAAGACCAAAAAGAAATCCAAACATGTCTCCAGGAACTCTTCAAAAAAAGTACCTTCCAAGAAGAAACAGAGGAAGATCTCCACAAGCTCATACAGCAGCAGCACCAGCAGCAGCAGGAGCTCAAGTGGAACATCCTCAGGGTAATATCAGAAATAAAACAATCACAAAATCTCCTAAAGCTACAAACAGGCTTCCCAAACTAACTCCTTTCAAACCAGGATTTGAAAGAGACACAGAAGAAGAAATGGCTAAAGCTTTTTTTAGACCTGCCAGACTCTTTAAAGAAGACCCCCCTTTCTACCCATGGTTACCTAGACCTGTTCCCCTTGTTAACTTTCACCTAAACTTTAAATTCTAGGCATGCACTGTACACTTAGCGGAGTCCATTTAATAAAGTCTGCACCCCAATAAAACATGTAAAAAACAAAAAAAAAAAAAATAAAAAAATGCAAAAATTCGGCGCTCGCGCGCGCTGCGCGCGCGCGAGCGCCGTCACGCGCCGGCGCTCGCGCGCCGCGCGTATGTGCTAACACACCACGCACCTAAATTGGGGTGCGCGCGTAGCGCGCGCACCCCAATGCGCCCCGCCCTCGTTCCGACCCGCTTGCGCGGGTCGGACCACTTCGGGCTCGGGGGGGCGCGCCTGCGGCGCTTATTTACTAAACAGACTCCGAGTCGCCATTTGGCCCCCCCTAAGCTCCGCCCCCCTCATGAATATTCATAAAGGAAACCACAAAATTAGAATTGCCGACCACAAACTGCCATATGCTAATTAGTTCCCCTTTTACACAGTAAAATGGGGAAGTGGGGGGGCATAGCCCCCCCACACCCCCCGCGGGGGGGGCAGAGCCCCCCCCGCACCCCCCCTACGTCACAAACCACGCCCCCGCCGCCATCTTGGGTGCGGCAGGGCGGGGACTAAAACGGCGGGACCCAATCAATTTATACTAATACCTTCCAATGAAATACTGCCACGTCACACTAAAG